CATAATAAAAAATATTAATTTAAAAATAAAATATATATATCAAAAAAAAATTATTCAAATGGATTTGTCATCTTTGCTTTCTCTCTCTGTAATCCTATTTTCCCAAGATCCTTCTGGAAATCCTGCGTAGCTTTCATCGAGCCTTTTAACTGTTCTATTTCTTTTTTCCCTTCAGTACGTAAAACTTCCATTTCTTTTTCCTGTACCTGATGATCTTCACGATCTTCAGTTGCAATACGTTCTTTGCTTTGTACCTCTGCCTGCTTAGATTCTTGCTGTGTCTTCATCTCTTTCTCACGAATAACTGCAAGTTCATTATGAGCCAGGTCAAGTACCTTAATTGCCTTTGCAAAATTGGTCTCCATATAGAATTTTGCAACATCTTTCGTTCTAAGAAGACCGGCATTAATTTCTTGTGGAAATAAATTTTCAAGTTTTTGTAGTACCTGCTGTTCTTTTCTGCCATCTGTAATAGTAACAGCGTAATTATGAAACATCAAGTTTTTAGTAGAAATAAGATATTGTATTTCTTCATCAGAGAATACAAATTGTCTTGAATCCTCACCGTACTTCGTGATATTTAACTTTGTTTTTTCAGCAAGTTTTACAAGAACCCTTTCGATATATTCCTTCATAAAGTAAAACATATCATATGTCATCGACCTTGATGCTTCTACATTACTCATGTTCGCAGTTGCAGTTGAACTTGCTTTTTCAAGTCCTATCCGAGATTCATTCATTCCAGTTATACGATCCATTACTCTTTCAATATCCATTGCCTGGTTAAGTAAAACAATAAGGATTTGACTCTGCCCAAGATTAACTGCTCCAATACCAACTTTATTACTTTCGGTTTCCATCGCTGAACGATTACCTTCTGCAGAAGAATTATACCTTATTACTCCATCCTCACTTATAGAATGTAAAATATCAATGAATCGTTTATCTTTTGGTAAATATGCATCATCATAAACTAAAGTATCTCCACGTATCTTCCGAAGTTCTTTGTTTATCATAAACCGGATATCATCATAGATCTTCTCAAGCTCAAATACAATTTCCTGAATTGAAACCCTGGAACCATTAACAGTAGAGAATAACATGCCTGTATAATCGAAGTCAGCAGAGAACTTGCCATTTTCATTGAGGATCTGAATAACATCTTCATTCTTTTTAGCAGGAGTAAAGATATTTGTATTTACCCTGGATGCTGTCCATACAGTTTCACGATAGAATCTCTCAACCTTATATTTTTCATTCTTAACATCATTCCTTATCTTAATCTTATTGTCATCAAAATACTTCTGACTAAGAATACGTTTATAAGGAACTGAAGATCCTTTAGCTGGAGAAGTCTTTTTATAAACAGTTTCAAGTCCTTTCCATTGAAGAGAATAAACAGGGAAGGTAGGAAATCCATTGATCATTTCAACACCACTGTCTTGTGAAGGATCAACACTTATCTGGTCTTTAACTTGTTTTAATTGCTCTTTTTGACTTTTATCCAAATTCAGATCCGGACTTGTTAAAATTTCATGATAATACATAAATCGTACCTCTCCAAGATAAGGACTCTTATCAAGGAAATGATCAGAGATAGATTCTTCATATAAAGAATACTTAGGGGGTATATGCCGGTAAGTATCGATGCCATCAATATTTCTTTCATTCTTACCAAAAACCTCAGCTGCTATTGTCAGATCAATAAAGTTGTGATAGAATCGCGATTTAAGTCTTTCGTTTGTTAACTTGTCTTTAATAATAGTTCCCATCGCTATTTCATTGCCAAGAACAAAGTTATTTACATTCCAATATGCTTTATCGTTTTTGTCAGGAATCTGAATACCATCAAATACATTATAACCCATTGCTCTTGCTTTCTCGATATATGGTTTAGCCAAAGCCATGCCATACATATTTTTGTATTTCTGCATCTTCTCATTCTGAGCATCACGATTTGTGCTTGTAACCTGGGCATTAATAGGAATCTCAAGAAACTCCCCATGAAGTTGTTTTATTTTTGAGCGTCCAAGACGGTATTTAACATATTTTGTTTTGGATTTTATTCCGGTAGTCTTTATGATACTATCAATTTCTTTCTTATCAATAATACCATTATAAGAATTGTAGAGTTTATCAAGTCGTTTTCTCTTGCTATCCCTTGAATACCATTGCTGGACGGCATAATTAAGGATATCTTTTACATCCTGATTGTCTTTACCTTTTTTAGAAAAATCCGTATTTTGTATATCAGGGAACGACATAAGCAAAGAATTTTCTCAAAATTAAACAAAAATAATTAACAAAAAATAATTTTTACAAGGTTTTTTTTGAATTATCTTCTTCTTTGTTATCATAACTAAAGCCGGAACGCCATCCACCATTGCCTTCCATCGATTCTCCATGCCTAATAATTCTTCTTGTTTCTTCAGGTACTGCATCAAGTATTGCATTTCCGTTTTCGTCAAAGTTCCATTTAGGACCTTCAAAGTCGGAAGATAACAAATCAGCATTTTTTCTTGGTCTCGTTTTCATATCATCTATACGCATCTTAGCATATGCCAAAGCATCTACAGAATCCCAGTCAGTACCAACATACTCCTCATCATAAGCAAGTAGATCTCGAAGCATTGCCACGAAAACACAAAACAACACATGATCCTCAACCCATGATTGTATTACTCCAAGAATCAAAGGTTTAGAATAACCTGTCATCTTTGCACCATACTTATGGACCTGCTGAGTTTTTGGAGAGTCATAAGATTTTGGTCTTGGTGAAAGGTACATCCTTCCATTATTCTTTACGTAATAGTCTATTACAAAATCCTGCTCAGCATTACACATGGTATTTTTCTTCAATCTGTACCAAACAGATATCATAAGACATATCTCGAAAAACATTTCTTTTCTTGCAGGTCTTTGATAATAAAGACATACAGGATATTCAGCATGATGAATTCCTTCATTCTCTAAATTAACTCTATTCCCTTGCCTTACAACTGTCATTGCACCAAGAGATGAACAGGTCTGAGTCTGATCCTGATTATATCCATCAATCCCACCTACATCAAGATCAATTATATCCGGTCTTGGTTTCTGATAAACCCATACAACGAAGCTTTCAGGATCTCCTTTCTTCGCAGGACGATATTCTACCTCTAATGGCATTTTTCTTTTCTTCACCCCATCCCTGTCGACCTCATAAACCCAGCTAAGAATAACAGGAAAGTAATTATTCGGATTCCCCTCTATATCAAAGAGTCTTGAATAAATCTTTTCATCATTAAAGTTATTCGAACCTCCTGATGTAAATGCTTCTTCAATAGTAAGTGGATAGTTTTGATTATGCTCCTTAAGTTTCTTTTTGTTTGCGAGTTTTGAATACTCGATTCTTTTCTTTATAATATGATCTTTAGCTGCTTCAATATCTTCACAACCAATTCTTTGTTCTTTCCGTAGATGACGTAGATTTGGAATCGCATCAAGTTTTTTACCGTTATCTTCATCATAATGATATTCACTATGCTTATTGCCATAAAAAGGATAATACATTCTGTTCCCTGGAACCCAAAATCTTTCTAATCCATAGGTCTCAGCTGAATCCCAGAACTCCTTAAAATCCTTACAGGTTGATAAAATGTTTCCACCGGTATTATGAGTTACAATTCCATTTGCTATATAGGTATGACTATTTCCGGCAGTAAGATTATAAATTAATTGCATTCCAATATCCTCAATAGAGACAACTCTTTCGAATCTTAATCCAGGAACTCCTTTATTCATTATTGTTTCTTTTCCTTTTCGAATAACAACCGGTTTTTCTTTGAACCAACGAATTATATTATTAAGTCTATCTTGCTTATAATTTACTTTAAAATAAATTTCTTCTCCGAACTTTATTATACTTCTATTATCAGATATTGACAATCTATGATAAAATTCTGTACCACCTTTTCCTGAATTCGGAGATGGTTTGATCTTATCAATAGTACAATGTATCCCAAGTTTCTGAAGAAGTAATTTAACTTCAAACAACAAATCAAATGATGATGCTGTTAATGTAATTTTATAACCTCCCTTTCTTGAATTTACTGATCCATCAGTATCAAAAAAACCTCCAAGTAATTCACAAATGTCTTTCTTGCAATATGAATGAATATTTTTGGGTAGACGTTTTTTTAATTTTGTCTGTCCATAAATTCCGAGTTTACGAAGCTTCGGACAAATTCCTTTTATTCTTGTTTCCTGATAGAACTTTAATTCTTTAGTAAGATGAGATTTTTCTATTACTGAATCAAAATTTTTGAGGATATAATCATTTATTTCATTATCACATCCTGACATTACTGGAGTTTTATTATATCCATATGATCCATCGCCAATTAACCATCCAGTCAATCTAGGTTCCCACATTATTTGATTTTGAAATATAGGAACAGATTCAATGATGGCAATTTGATCGCCTACTCCAATATTTTTTGCTTCTTTAAATATTGTTGATTTTTCTTTCCTTGAATGAGGTCCACGTAAATATCCTTTATTACTCCAAAGTATAGGATGATCCCAACTACATTCTAATTTTCTACCAGCATTGGTTGTAATTCTACAACATAATTTTTCTGCCGGGGGATTAATATTGATTATTTTTTCTTTCGATATTCCATCTCCATTGAATCCTAGTATTCCCTCTGATTGAGTTAAATCTTCAATATTAATTAAATCACCTTTATTGTTCCAAACTTTAGTACCAGCACATACACAACCATAAATATAAAATGTACCAAGCATCAATGATCCAAACTCAAGAGCAGGCTTAATAGATTCAAAAGCTTCTCCAAGCAATTTATACTGTCCAGACTCTTCCATTATAACATCATGAAAATACTCACCTTCAAGTTTCTTTCCATCATCATACATTGTTTCAAATGATAGCCGGCCACCATATCCATCATCTACAAACCCGCCAATTGGATCTTTCCTTTCATAACCAACATGATATATTTTATCATTATTCTGAAGAGTGTTAAGTCTAAGTTCATCATGAAACTTAGCCTGGGCAGAATCAAATTTCTTTCTTAA